TCTTCATTTATCCTTACTTGATATTCAAGAAAAGAAATACGACCATTTAATTCTCCATATCCCCATACCATTGCACCAATCACTCCAACTGCTTGAAAAAGCATAGGGAGTGATATATTAAGGCTTGAGTCTTGTCCTAAAGGTTTACTCATTTACAACACCCACAACAACAGCAGCAATCTGTCATTCTTTTCTTTCCTTCGGTCTTGGTTTAGGTTTAGGGTTTACATGAATAGTTTTTACATAAACTGGCTTAGTTATATTAGTATCCCAGTATCTGTAATCGCTTGTATTCCAATCAAAAGCATAGGTATTAGGCATATAACGATATTTAAAAGCAGAGGTATTATACACTTTTACAATCCTACTGCTATCGGTATAGGTTATCGTTTGATAAGGCACAGGTTCACCTAAATTTGAACTACCTACCACTAACCCTATTGCTAATCCTAATAAAATTTCAATCATTGTACAATCCCAAGCTATCTTCCCAGATCACTCTTTTCATTAAGCTGTCTAGCTCAAAGATTTCTTGTGCCAATTCTTCTCGTGTTTTCCCTATATGAACATCTTGGCAAGTTAAAATGCTAAACATAAAAGCAATACCAAATCCAAACAACACTAATGCGTGTAGCACTTTACTTGCATCTGCCCATTGATTCAGTTTTTTACGCATTTTCTAAGGCTTCTACTTTTGCTGTTAGTTCTTTTATAGCTTCTACTAAAACAGCTACTGTATCAGCATATGCTAGTGATTTTAAATTTTCTAATCCTTTAACATCTTCATTTGGTTCTATTCTTACAAGCTCAGGTATAATTTTTTCTACTTCATCAGCAACCATACCTATTCTAACTTCATCTTCACCAATTCTATTATAGCTTACACCACGCATTTGATTAACCTTAGATAACGCATTTGGTATAGTTTCTACATTTTCTTTAAGTCTTATATCAGAACCTTCAGTAAGTGAGCCTAAAATAGTTACGTTACCTGAAGTTGATATGACCATTTCAGGTGTACCACTTGCATTGTAGTTAAAATTGTATTTATCACTATTTGTGGCATATAAATACCAATAATTACTGCCACCAACTTCATAGTGTCGTACATACCCATCTCCACCTTTACCTAAAAAGATTTCACCATTATCTTCAAGCCTTAATCTTTCTTCAACTCCACCTGAACCTCTTGTGCCAAAATATAAAGATGACCTATCACCACTATTAGAACCTGCTACACTTGCTATGTACGATATACCTGAACTACTTGCATGATGAGTAAATGCAATTCCAGTTGCTGTGCCTGATTGATTGGAACCACTTGTGTATGAATTTGATAACACCATACCTGTAAAAGATGCAACATTAGTAGCATCAAATTGTGTTGAACTTGAATCTCCAAGTGAAAGCTGTTTTAAAGTAGAACCTGCTGAACCTGTATCGTTGTCATTTATAGTTACAAACCCAGTTGTGTTTACTTGAAATTTTTTAGCAGAAGCTAAGTTTCCAACACCAGTTCCAAGAACAAAACATTCATCAGAGCTTTGGTCACATCCCATAACCCAACCATGAGGGCTGTCAGGAACTTGAAATGCCAAAGAGGCATCACCTGAACCAATCTGTCTAATTACAAGTCTTGGTGTAGTTACACTTGTGTCATTACTTCTAAGCTCCATTTGATATCCAGGATCCGTTGTGCCAATACCTACGTTGCCATCGTGCGTTATAACTAATCTCTCTGCACCTTCCATATTTACAGACATTCTGCCTTGATTATCAGAACCTCCATAAATCATACTTAAAGCACCATCTAAGTTATTGGTTCTAAAACCAACAGAACTATGTGCTTCATTAGTTGTGCTTTCATTGTTTATATAAATTCCAGAGCTATGCGTAAGAGATGAGTTGTCAGTTGAATTTGTACTATTATCAGTAAACTTCAAATGCAAAGCTGTATTTGGATCATGTGTACCAATACCAATATTTCCACCTGATTTTACAGCTAATAAATCATTTGCATCTTTGTCTTGAACTCTTAATGAATAATCTGCGTTATCAGCACCACCTTTAACAAATAAGCCCCATCCTGTTGCTGATGTATTAGTAAATGAACCTATGTAATTGCTACCTGTTGAGCCTGAAGCAGCCAATGTACTTGCTATATCTACTGCACCATTAAAATCAACTGAGCCATCACCATTAATAGCCACATCCCTTGTTGTTCCATCATGAGAAAATACAAATCTTCTTGTAGAAGCTGTGTTGTGGCTCATATATCCTAAGAATCCAGTATTTGCACCACTATCATCAGCACCTTCAAATTTAATTGCAGTATAATGACCACTACCTTGACTATTTTTAAATGTTACAATAGGTGCTGTATTTAAATCTCCTGCTGATATACTTTTGTCTACTGTAAGAACATCACTAACAGCAACCACATCAAGATTGGTTGTTCCATCTACATCTATATCGCCAGAAATATCAAGAGAGGTTGCCTCGATCTCGCCACTTGCTTTCATCGTTACACCATCACCACCAGCAACTCTAAAGATTATTTGATCATCTGTACTAAATTTGATCTGGTTATCTGCATCTCTACCAGCTACCAAACTTGCGTTCAATACAGAGGTTAGGGAAGTTTGAGAAGCACCGAGTACAAAGTCTAAGGTATTATCTGAATCATCGTAAGTAACTGCGATACCAGTTTCAGTATTTGAGCCAACCATAGCTCCAACTGTATCTGAGATAAACTCATCGAGTGCTGTACTGTTTACTGTTATCGCATCTGCTTCTAAAGTTCCATCAACATCAACATCTCCACTTATGTCAAGCGATCCAAAAGTTCCAACACCAGTTGTCGTTATGTTGCTTGAGCCAGTATCTATTGCACCAAATCCACTTGTTATGCTTCCACCACCTAAAGCTCCAACACTTGTTATGTTTGTTTGAGCTGCTGTTTGAATTGTACCAGTTACATCTCCAGTTACATCTCCCTCAAGATTTGCAACCATAGTTCCTACGCTACCACTTACAACTTCACTTGAAATAGTTGCATCAGGTACGAATGTTAGCTTACCAGCAGAATCATCAAAACCTAAGAAAGCAGTTTTAGCTGCACTTCCAGTATGATAGAACATAGCCAATCCAACGTCTTTGTTGGTGTCTGCACCCAAAGCAGCCCCATCAGTTCCAGTTTGTAAAGAAATAATTGGATCATTTACAGCCATCGTTGAAACATTTTGAATTACTTGGTCGCCATTTACTTTAAGGTTTCCAGTAATTGTTAAATTATCTGCGATAGTTGTTTCTGAAGTTGAGTGTCCAATGGTTATGGCTGTTCCACTAATACCAGTACCAATCTGAATTACATCTCCACTTGTTGTTGTATTTATTCCGAAATATTTATCTGATCCTTGCTTTATTTCAAACGCAGAAGCTCGGTTATCAGTAATTGCTACATTAATATCGTTACCATCAGCTGAGATACTATCAAGAGCAATATCTCCAACATTTGTAATATTTCCATCAGATACACTTAAACTATCTACTGTTGTTGCTCCAAAGTTTGCTGTACTTGAACCAATATCAATGTTCCCAAAACCAGAGCTAATAGCACCAGCATTTAAAGTACCAACGCTTGTTATCTGAGTTTGAGCTGCATCAACGCTTAATGAATGAGAAATGTTTTCTCCAGAAGTTGCCCCAGTAGATGTTAAGCCAGTTCCAGCTGTTATGCTGTTTACAAAATCACCAGTTGTATCGGTAGCCATAGCAACGCTATTAGCTTGAATAGTTGCAGTTCCATCTTCTGCTATTGCTATATCACCAGAAACAGATGCGAATATCGCATCCTCTAAATTTTCAAATGTTATTTTACCAGAGGCACTATCCGTAGCATCAACCATAGCAATAAAGTCATCATCTGCTATACTTGTTTCGGTTGTGAGTTCATTTAAATCTATTGATAAGGTATGAGCGATATTCTCACCAGAAGTTGCACCTGTACTATCTATTCCAGTTCCACCAGTAATATTCTGTACATAATCTCCAGTAGTTTCGGTGGCAAGAATCACACCATTATCTTTTATTGTTACTGCTCCAGAGCTAACATCGAAGTTATCTGAGCTAAATGATGCGACACCTTTATTAGATGTACTCGCATCTTCACCAGCAATCGTTATCGTGTTTGAAGTTGCACTTGTATCTATACCTTCGCCACCAGCTATTGTTAATGTTTCTGAATCCAGATCAATAGCAATCGTTCCACTATCAGTTGTTGCATCTAAATCTTGAGCAGTTACTTGAGCATCTACATAAGCCTTAATAGCTTTTGCACTAGCGATTGTATCATCAGAACCACTTACAGAGCTTATATCGGTATCTAAAACGCCAGATTTTAGATTATCTACCTCTATATTCGATAGCGTATTATTATCAGCATCTATTCCTTTATTTGTTAAAGTGTCTGAAGTAGCACGACCAACAAGAGTATCGGTTGCACTTGGAAGAGTTATTGTAATATCACTTCCTGGATTACCTGGGGTAAGTGTTAATTCATTTGCATCTGCACTTGAGCCTTCAAAGATAAGATCGGTTGTGATAGTTGCGTTCATAGCAATCGTGTCATCTGCTGCATTACCAATGGTAGTATTTCCAGTTCCAGTAAAGTTCGCAGCTTGAATTGTGCCAGTTGCAGTTAGATTGCGTATGCCAGTAATATCTTTATTGCTATCAAGAATGATTGCTTTACTTGCTTCAGCAGTACCTATGCTTGAAACATCTACATAATTTAATTCTGTTGCACTTGCAGTTACTAAAGTTCCCCCTAGCTTTAGTCCGTTAGTTCCATCGTGAGATGCCACATTAAAATCAAATGAGCCATCTTTAATCTGTACAGTCGTTGAAGAAATTTCTAATGGCGAACCTGTACCATCGCCATCATAAATACGATTGACTGAACCTCCAATTCCTCCGTCAATATGCAGTAGCTGAGTAAATCCAGTTGATACAGCTACGTTGGTTAAATCTGTTGCCATAGTATTTCCTACTTTTTAAAAGGTTTTAGATGAGGGGCATAAATAAATATGCCCCAACATCCATATTAATACAACTATCCGATTAAGGATTGTTGAAGTTTACAACTTGACAAGCTGCTGCATCTACTGCTTGATGTAGAGCTGCACCGATTAATTGATCTACGACCAATTCGGTTGCTAAGTATTCTAAGTTGTAGCTTTGCTGTACACGAAGTGGGAACTGCTCTGCATAGAGAATTGAATCTCTTGTAAAGATACTTGCAGTTTCATCACCTGTACCACCATCATCATCCCAATCCACAGATGAATAAGTTTCCATTCCATAGATTTGCTTTACCATTCCGTTTACATTTGCATTTCCACCAGCTTCTGGGCCACGCTTCTCGTAATCGATGAACTCACCGAGAGATGCTAGGCTCATATAAGCAGCTGGGGATGCGTAGAAGAATGTATCTCCATTAGTGTAATCAACACCAGCATCCAACAACTTCTGAAGTCCTTCACGAACTTTAGCAGTTGTGAAAGTGTTATCACTTCCAAGAGTTACATCGTTAGCAGTTACTGTTTGCATTAATAATGCCAATACGTTCTCAATCTTCTTTGCTACTGCATAACCCATTGAGCGAGAGTAAAGATTGAAAAGATCGTATGAGCTTTGAACTCTTACAAGATCACCAATTCTTTTACCTTCAACAATGTGAGTATCCATTGAGATTTGTATTTCGCCATCTGTGTTTGCTCCAAACGTAACAGCAGAACCAGAACTTAGAGTACCAGCAGTTTCTTCACTTACACGAGGTACATGAATAGTATCTCCACTTGCAACATCAGAAACATTTGTTACTTGATTCTTAATTCTAAATTGTCTTTCAGCGTAGTTAAGAATTGCTTCTTCCCACACTTCAGGTATAAACACCATTTGTTATCGTAGTGGCTTTTTATCCTCTACTTCTTTAGGTTTCCCTAAAGTTCGGCATATCTTTTCAACTTTCGTTGTCGAGGCCTCTTGGGTACGTTATATCTTTTCAGTACCTATGCTCTGCCCCTGACTAATCTTTGATTAGCCTTCGGTTCGGATTCCCTTATCTAAAACTTAGGGTTCCCGCTTAATTCCTCGATTTTAAGCTGCCATGTTACCCAGCAGCTGTTGTGGTTGTTACTTCAGCCATTTATATATCCTTTATTTTTTCCTTCTCATAATATCAGCGAAGTTCTTTCTCCGATCTTCAGGCGATAAGTCTTTCCAACTTAAAACCTTCCCACCAGAAACGCCACCTCCACTATTATCAGTTTGAGGAACTTTATTATTAAATTCTGTTTTCATTTGTTCCAGAGTATCGGAATCTAAAGCAGACATTTTCTCCCTCAAATTCTCTGGAAAACTTTCGAGCAATCTTTCTTTCCTTGATTGTTCAATCGCTTGAAACTTCTTAGCATCAGCTTGGAACTTATCTCTTTCGGATTTAGTTTCTTCGTAGAGATTTCTCCAATCTTCTTTCTCTTCAGCTTCAGCAACTTCTTTTTCTTTAAGTTCACTTCTTAGTGTCATTAATTCATTTTCAAGGCTTTTCTTTGCTTCGTTTAGTTCTCTAAAACGCTTTCCTGGAACACTATAATCTTCAGCTTTATCGGTGCTGCTTACGGAATCTTCTTTTACGTCTTGATTAACGACTAGCTCTTCTTTTACGTCTTGAGCTTTGACTTCTTGTTCTGACATTTGTAACCTCTTTAGTGAGTTATATTGTTATTGTTATTCGACCAGATGCCTGATCAAAGTTTTTTTTCAATTCTTTTCCGATAGCATTATCTATCTTTTTCTCAATGGCTTTTATAACCGATGATTGAAATAGATTGTAGCCTTTCTTATCCCATCCTCTTGCTACGTTTGCAGCTTCCTTACTCGTGAAACCTACCACTTGCTTTTTGTTATTAGACTCTCCATCAATTCTCATATAGCTATCTAATGTATTACCACTAAAAGTTAAATCAATATATGAGGTCTGCCTTGATGCTCTACCTTTTCTTGATTTAAGCTCTGCATACTTTGGTGAATACTTTCCTTTAATTACACCCTTATCCCTTACTTGACCTCTTACTTCATTAGCAGAAGCATCAGCAATATCCTCTAAGGTTGTAAGTTTTATATCTGCGATTTCGTTAAGTGGTTTTACTCTAGCCATTATAAACTTGTTCTCTGGGTTAAATCTCTATCCTCAAATACTTGTTCAATTTTATTTTGCTTATACATCCCTTTACTTGTAAATCTTCTGAACTGATGCCTACAATTAAAATGCCCACCATTCTCAAATGTACCTGGAAATCTACTATTTATCTGGGAAAGTGTCATTGGCCCAGCTGCAAGAATCTGCATACAAACATCTGATGTTCTATTATCTATTGGGCCTGTAAATACATATTGAAGATTAGCTGGTGCGTTCTTTGCCATTTGCTTAATAACCGATCTGTTAAACTTAGCAAGTGAATCGTTATACAATGCTTCTGCTTGAACCTTAGACAATACACCAAACTGACCTTTTGTTAATTGATCCACAAACGCTTCTCTTGGTAAGCCATTGATTACGGAGTCGGTAAATAAACTCTTCATCTGAACGTAAGTATTATCAAACTTAGAACGATATACATTTAAATCACTTTCTACCAATGCTCTTAATATGGTTTCATCTACATCTGCAAAACCATCCATATCTCTTAACGCATCTAGATATGAGTTAGCTACACTTTGCAACTCTCGATTGAATCCAAGTTGATTCTCAAACAAATCTTTGAAATCAATATTACCAATAGCAACCAACAACTGATTTACATCTGCCCCAGAATCAATCGTTCTGGCATATAGTGCTGCAATCTTATTCAAAGCTGCTTCGTACTTATTGGCGAATCTGTCTGAACTGTAAGCCATTAGCTACCTAATATATCTCCTAATGATGGTGCTGGTGCTTCAGCTTCTGGTTGCATCTCTGCTACCATCTCATCTATTTCTTCTTCAGTCATATCTGGATTATACTTTCTTAACCAATCTTTTGGTTTGGATAAGTCATTACCCCACTCCCAAGTCCATTGATCTCGTTCTTCTTTAGCAGTCAATGGGAATCTAGGCTCTGAGAAATCAACACTAAACTCATCAGGAATGTTTATACCATGCACTTCTAATATTCTTCTATCAGTTTGAAATCTGCTATTCTCTGCACCTCTCCAGATCATTTGATAATCACCCATAACTGCTTCCGTTAAGTCTATCTCTGCCATCTTTAACGCTTCACCACTTACAAAAGACTCACGACCTACCGACCACTTGACTTTAAGATTATTATTATAAGCTACTGAATCAACATAAAAACGTATTGAATCTATGTATTGTGATAAGTTTCCACCTGGAGAAACAAAGTTAAATGAAGCTCCTTCTGGTAGAATCATAGGTTTATCAACACCTAAAGCAACTTGATTCATCTGATCCACTCCAGATATTACTGGTTGGCCCAGAGCTTGTAATCTCATAGCCAATCCTAATTCAGTCATCAATAGATTAATCATTAGGTTAGCGTTAATAATATCTGTTGCTCCATTACGCATGAAGTCGGTTGTGTATGGGTGGCGATGGCAAATAGTAAAAGGTAAGATGCCATAAGGATTAACATTCTCCTCATTGACTGATTCAATGTTTCCATTCTGATCTACAAGAAAATGTTCTGTTTCTGACCAGTAAGCATATACAACTTTATCATCTCTAGTTTGTCCATGATTGTAGATAGGGTAGATATAACCAAATGGCTCTCTACTTCTAGGCTCGAACAATGGTTCAAACTCTATTATCTGGTCGTATTCAATCTTCTTTGTTTCTTCATTGTATCTGCTTTTAATTAGATGCGAACCTAATAGATATGTCAATCTTTCAGCAGTAAGCATAGATTGGTCTAAGTTAGTTACACTCTCAAGATACGATTCATTGGTTCTTGATGGTGTATTCTTATAAGCAATAGCTCTTGCATTGATTAGCTTAGATGTAATATTCTGCACGATAAGTGGTACTTCTAAACTCTTGATTGGAAAATACTTGGTTAAATCATTCTCCATTTGATGAGCCATACCTTCATAATAAGATAAGAATCTGTATCGATCCTCAACATTCTCATGGGTTATATCAGATAAGAATTCTTTTAACTTACTTCTTACTAAATCTTTGTTATCTACTATCATAGTTCTTTCACCATTGAATTGACGTTGCTATTCGTTGAACTATTGGCCATTTGTATTCAATCATATAAGTCGCAGCATCTAAGCTATGAGTTAATTCTATATTACTCTTATCAATGCCACCATTACGATCTCTCTGAACTTGCTCTAAATCTTTTATTAAATATTTACACTTAGGATCAACAGTCATCTGAACCTTGCCAGTTGCATCCTTTAACTTTCTATTGAGTGCATTTAGTCTATCTCTATGCGATGGATGATTCTTCTTAGCATAGACTGTATATCCATGATCCTTTATGATCTGATGGTCTGAGCGATGTGAGGTTGTGCTTCTGGCTGAACCAGCAGGATCTGGATAAACTTCTTTCACATCTTTCCATCTTTCTTTCATCTCTTTGCAAAGCATCTCTGTATTGGAGTTCTGTTGTCTTATCTCATCATAATAATGAACAGTACCATTACCATATACACAAGCTAAGACTGCTGTATTGTAATCAACATTGTGGTCAATACCGATTATCTTATACATACTCAACTCATCTGCTACTTTAACATTCTGCTCTCTATCAAAAGCCCACGCTGCACGATTAGCAGCTGTTTCAAAACTTGCCATAAACTCTTGACGGTATGCTTTCTCATCAAGGTTTGACTTAGCAAGTTCCAATTCTTCTTCACTTACGAAGCCACCATCAACTGTTTTAAACTGCCAAGACTTCCAATCCTTATCATTACCTTGACCTTTTATGAAGTAATCATAAAAGTTATTATTGCTAAAACCATCTGGAGTACCAATCATCATGGCTTCTCCATTGGTTGTTGTGAGCATAGGATATATCACTTCTTCAAATACTCCAGACTTTTGATAAGCGTACTCATCCAGGACAACTCTGGAGAGTTCTGCACCTCTAAGGCTATCACTTGCATCTGATCCTTTAATCGCAATCGTAACACCTGACTGAGTACAACTCAGCTCCGTTTCGTTTATCTTCCATCCTCTGCCCCTCATAATTTGCTTTAGTGTTGGCCATACTGTTATCTTGCCTTGCCGATAGGTCGGTGTTATATACCAACGATTCTCTCCCTGCTGCATTTGACCTTTTAAAAGGAACGCTAGGCCCAGCACCGACTTTCCGAACCTTCGCCCAGCTGTTACCACCTTGAAGCGATGATTGTCTTGCAGTATCTCTTTTCTCTCTTTTGTTAGATAAATATCCAATTACTTTATCTTTATCCTTATCCATTATCTTTATCTTTATCTTTAGCCCCATACAAGGGGCATACAAGCCCCTTACTTTTCATCAATTATATCATCACCAAAATCTAAAACTTGAAGTGGTTTAAACTCTTCAGTTATAATATGCTCTTTAGCTTTGCCTTCCATACGCTCTGCTATAAACTGAACTGCCCAAGACTTTCCTTCTAAAGCATATTGAAACACCTTCCTCAATACGACCTCTAATTTATCCATCCCATCTAAAGTTCCTTCTTCATCAGAAATCTTTCTTAATATATCTGGAATAGATCGGCTGCCTTTTGGCCTACCTTTAGGATTGCCAGAAACACCAGCTTTAAATTGTCCGTTAGACTGCCTGTTATTACCTGTTTTATCAGGCATTTTTTAGCTTTCCTCTTATTCTATCTGCTTGTTTACCAGTATAATCTTCCCAACGCTTTACAATTACATCGCAGTAGTGTGGATCAAGCTCTAAACCATAACACTTACGATTAGTCTTTTCACAAGCGATTAGTGTTGAGCCAGAGCCAGTAAAAGGTTCATAAACAATACCTTCAGTAGAACAAGAATAATTAATTGCTTTTTCTGCTAAAATTGTTGGTTTTTGCGTTGGATGCAAATAATCCTTCGAATTGTCCCTATTGAATTGCCATACATCCGATTGTTTTCTATCTCCATACCAATATTTAGTTCCACCACCTTTACCTTTCCAGCCAAAATATATAAATTCGTATTGATTATGGTAATTATTTGGTCGCATTACAA